GTGACCCGGTTGGCCCGGATGAATAAGCGGCCTCTGGGGTACAACTTCTTCCCCGGCTCGACCCAGTATCCCCAAGGTGCGCCCTTTGGACCCATCCAAATCTTGTCTCGACCCTCATTGATCGAGTCGTCTTTCCGGTGAAACTGCTGCACTTCGGCCTGGGGGAAGTTGCTCTCGTAGGATTGTTTGTCACCTGCCCCTAAAAGCCGCTTCATGCCCGGCGATAGCGGTGGGTACAACTGCGGCGATACGCCCATCGGACTCTGTACGTCGACCGTGTACCGGCTCTTGGTCTCCTCGGCCTGAACATACTTGCCCATCGTCGGGTAGGCCCGCTTGATCCACGCTAGCGTCCGCATCTTGCGATAGACTACGCACTCGTCTTCCTGAAGGTCTTCACCCATCCCCAACCGCAGAATCGAGCTTGGCGGCAGAGCCTCAAGGGTCAAGTCGCCGTCTTCGGGATCGCCGCTGTCTCCCCTGGCGAACGGGTTATAGTACAGCATGGCCGGCGCCGAAGTGAACATCGCCCACATGATGCAGAACGCCATCCGGCGCTCGTACCCGGAGGTCGATACCCAGCCCTTATTCAAGTTGTTGAGGATTTTCTGAATCTCGGAATACTTGCCGTCGTTGGAGATGTCGACGATGTGCGAGGTGGGCCGGATGTCCGTGATGAGCCCAACCGTCTCCCAGAACATCGATAAGAACTCGTTCGAGACCGGCTTCGCCCGGTAGGAAGGCATTGCATCCTTCCACTGCATCCCTACCAGATAGTCGAGGGCGTTAGAGATGTCCTTGAGTTCAGGAACGTCCTGCTGGAGTGCTATCCCCTCCTCTACAACCGAATCGCACCAGTTGTTGAGTTGGATGTAATACTCGGCTCGTGAGGAGGTCCGCTTATCTTCCTCGCTCGGCTTCTGCCTTATCTCGGGAAAATCGTCCAGCGTCATTGGAGTTCCTATCAAAACCAGTTCTCTTGAAGTGCCATCCGTGTCCGCTCTTCGATCCAGAGCTTGAGTGGGGTCTCCGCATCCTTAGCCTTCGCCTGAGCGGTTGCGAACTGGTCTCCCAAATCCACGATAACCCTCCCCGGCGACCTCGACTCGTAAGCCTTTAGGTCTTCTACGGCTGCGTCCCGCTCACCCTTGGCTTCGTCTACTTCACACATCTTCGCATAGACTATGCCAACAAGTTCACTGGAATTTGAGAACTTCTGTCCAAGGCGGTCAAACAGACGCCCTTTGTCTGTCATCCCAAGGATCATCACTTCGCCCTCGGCCATCTGTAAAAGGATGTCGGCTACCCTGGCCGAAACTGCCTCGTCACTCCCCCACTGAGCGGATAGATCGGTCTTGATCCGCAAGGGTATCTTCAGGGTGATCGGCGTCTGCCCCTCAACAGGTGGGAACTTGGCCGGCCCTACCTTGAACTCCATTTGAGGCCCGTCTGCGTAGAAGGCCGCGGTGTCGTCCCACCGATGATTCGAGTTGGCCGGGCACGTCAACCTTCCCTCGGCGGCTGAAATCTGGTTCGACTGCCCCGTTTCACGCTTGCACTTCGGACAGCTAAATTCCGTCTTGAATGCTGGCATCTTTCTCCTCCCCTTACTCCAAAATTTGGACTACGTGTTTTTGAACATCAACTCGACCTCGACGCCGCGCATACGGTTCATGCAAGCCTCGAACTCTCTATCGAACTCTTCGACTGTTACCTTCGGAACTTTTGTTTCCTCTGCCAAGAACCGCTTCCACTTATCATGTAGCCACCCGCCGGGAAGCCGATGAATCATTTCGGCCATTGAGAGCCGCGACACCTGATACCACATCGTCCCGTCGCTGCGGAGCCTGAAGAAACATACATGCTCAATCTCCGTGTGGCACGGGTCTTTTTTTTGAAACTGGAATACTCTACGCTTCACCCATTCCATAACCCCTCCTCGGCTCCAAAATTTGGACTACTGAACCCGCTTGTAAAAGTTGGTCTTCACATCTTCGATTGTGAACACATAGTGCCAGCCGCAGTTCGGGCAGATCACCGGCATTCCAAACCACCACCGAAAGCGTGTTCCGCAGCCTCGATACATCCACGGAGCCTCCTTCTGAATCTCCGTCACCTCTTCAGGCGTCAGTCGCGATGCTCCTCTGTCGCAGGTATGTTCAAACATCATCGGCCCTACGGCCTCGTCCGCAGGCTTCTCGGCTGCTACTGCCGGGATAGCTGCTGCCGCCATTACTGTTGCTCCTACTCCGAAGAACTTCCTTCTTGATACGTCCATGTTTACGCCAACCAATCTGGTCGAATGACCGTCTTCACGTCTGCAATGAAATCTTCCTGCTTCCCGACAATGAGAAGCGCGTTTGCCTTTCTGTGCATCAGGCCCAGTGTTGGCATCTCCACAACGAACCTCTCCTGTGGCTGTAACTTCGCCCAAATCCTGTTGTACTGATCCAGCGTGATAAAACAGACCTTCATTTGATTTTCCATTGTTTCCTCCTTTTTCACTGATAAAGCCATGAATTCTCGTCATCCGAGTCCAGTTCCGCCTGATCCGCCTCGTACTGGGCTATCGCCTCTGGAGTTATCAGCTCCGGATCGATCCCGTCCTCGTACATGCGCGAAGCCGTCCCATTGCCGTCAAACACAGGGCTGTACTCGCTATTCTGAAAATCGCTAGGTACTTTCCTTTCCCCCAATCCCTTCAGGTTGACTGTAGCGGTCGCCCCCGCCGTCCTCACGATACTGCTTCCGATGTTCTTCTTCGACACTCGCTCCGCTTCATGCTGCGAGTTCGTCGTCTGAATGATTGTACCGAATCGGTCGAGGATTTTGAATTCATTCTGCTGCTTTGTCGATTCCTGCTTGCTGGTCCCCTCCCGCATCTCGCGGTACTCAGCCTCGTGGCCGCAGTAAAGAGCGATGTGAAGACTCATCATAAGGTCGTCCCTAGCCCCGTCTCCCTCGGCTCCATCTTCAGTGAAATCATAAAACTCGTCGACGGTGAATTTGTCTGGAATGTTGAGCAAGTCATCAATCAGCGTCTTCGACATCTTCGACATCAAGGCCCGCTTGGTCTTGTCATTCGTCCAAAAGCCGATAATGTCGGTCATCCAATGAGTCAGTTTGTCGAGGTGCTTGTACCGATAGATGTTCTCGTACTCGTACTGGCGGACCAACTTGTTGTTCGTCACCATGCCCATCGAATTTACTTCCACGGCCGCCAGAGCCTCGTTGTACATCCAGCAAATTGCTAGAGTTACATCAGCCAGCGACTCGGGATCAATATAGCCGTGCCACACTGCCACCACTTCATCCTTCGGCAGGTCTAGAGATATGTCGATTACCGTGACTGATGAGAAGTCGCCGCCGTCGTTTCCAAGGCTCACGTCCACCCCTACGACATAGACCGCGCCTGGCCGCTCACGCTTCCATACACTGAAGCGGTTGTGGTGCTTTGGATACTCCAAGTCGGCAGTCGGCTCCACTTCGCGGACCATCACCTTCGGCCGGCCAGCGTCGAAGTCGTAACTGATCTCCCCAATCCACTTCGGGTTCAGCACTCGTTTCATCAGCTTGTTGATGATGCCCAACGGATATGCGGTGACTGCGGAGGTCTGGAAAGACTCCTCTGCGGTAAGGCTGTATTCCTGATTGAACATTTTGTCGTCGCCATCGTTAGCGATGAATTCCTGAATCCTCTTCCGGCGCCAGTTGAAGACTTCGTTCTTCATCGCGAAGCCGTCTTTTTTGAGAACGAGGGATTTTATCTCTTCCTCGTCCTTCGTCAACGTAAAGACTTCGCCTTTGGGAATCGGCAGAGAGTACGTCTTTTCGCGCCTGTAAAACGGAATATAGACCGGGTTCCAGTCAATGTCTCCAGCTTCCGCTTTACGCCACATATTGTGCCAAGGATTATTACGCCCCTTAGGGGTTGAAATCATTACATAGAAGCCGTCGGGGGAGTTGAAGGTTGGGAATAGTGCTTTAGTAAGTTGGCTTGGATCGGTCCAGAACGGCAACTCGTCGAGGTGGGCTCTTGCGAAAGTTTTAGACCTCCCCACTCCGGTCGGCTTGTTCCCGTTGTCTCCGTAGATGCGCGTCTTCAGTCCTGGGCGAGTGATTCGCAGGGTTTCGTCTTTCTCATCAAAGTCGATGAATTTTCCGGCCTCTTGATAGCGAATTCGGGGACGCATCCACCACGGTAAAAAGTCAAGAGCCGCTGCGTACATATCGAGGATGTACCGGGTCACATCGGCGTCCTGAGCTACGACGATGGAGTTTACATGCTCACTGAAGATTGTTGCCGCGAAGACTTCCCCTGAGACATACGTGCTGCCCCCCATCTGTCGAGCCTTGTTGACGATTGCTTTTACGCGTCCAAACTGCTTCTCCAGCCGGCGGAATTCGTCATGCAGAATCTCCTGCGAATCCCAAAACGGGTACAACCCGGTGAAGCCGCGGTCCTCAGTTTTGATGGCATAGTAGTTGGATAGGAAGTAACGTCGCTCAGTCATGCAGTGGAGTATCTCTGCATCTATCCAAGCATTGTCATCTTTAGAAAGATACTCGCGGGCCTTCGCTTGATCGCCACTGTACTTTTGGAGATGGAGGTCCAACACCTCAATAATTTCTTCTAAGTGAGGATTTGCGCGACGGATTCCCATTTACTCGCCCTCTTCGTCGTCATCCTCATCGTGTTCGTCGTCGGGAGAATCCTCACCCTCATCTATATGCTGAGGAACTGCCGTCACTTGTGGGGGAAGCAAGTTGAAAGCCTGAGCTTGAGCACGAAGGCGTTTCATCCTCTCTTCCGTAGTTTCAGTTGTTCCAAGGTTCACTGTTGGTTGATTGTTATTGTTCACTTGGACAGCTACCCCCGGCCCCTTCGGCTGCATCCCTATCACCAAATCCCGCACAAGACGGGTTCCCTCAAGCCGCGTCGTCTTGTCGTCGACCGTCACATACTCATCCTTGCCGGTCTTGAGGTTCTTTTTCATCACCACTTCCGTAGCGGTCAGCAAGCCGTGCAGGGTCTCTTTCGCCTGCGGGATGGTCGAGATTACCAGATCCCGCACAGCCAACTGCAACTGTCCCTCAGTGTTCTGCTGTTCGTACACCTCGATCGACTTGATCGATTCCACTACCGTCGAAAGAGACACTTTTTCCGACTTAGCAATGGCCGCAGGTGCCATCCCACCCTTCGCCTTAATGTAGCGCATGAGGTGACGGGCGTCTCTCGCTGCCGGCCGTCTTGAAATGGCTGGGCTCATACGTTTGCTGTTACCCCCGGCGGATTTTCCATCGGGTCAGCCTCGGGTCCAGCCGCGAACCCTTGGCCGCGGATTTCCTCGATCTGCTCTTGCTGGACAAAATCTTCGTCGGAGGTGTCGATCACTTCGGTATCCTCCACCGCCGCA